GTCCAGGCGAAATAAGGGGTTGTGGCGATCTGGGATAGCTGAAATGTCAGGGAACAGTCACCAAAAATAGAGTTTCTGCGAGCTACGGCGCGGTGTGATGCAGGTAAATGGCCGCCAGAATCACGGGGATATCAGAGATTACGGTCTGATGTCCTGCATGAAGTATCCGCCCGCGGATCGGAATTCGAAGGGCGCGGCCTCGGATGCGGGGTGATACCAGCCCCCATCGGCGGTGATGTAGGCGCCGCTGGGATCGCAAAGTGGTTGCGAGAGATCGGCCAGCCGTCGTTTTATGACGCGGCCATCGATCGTGGTGAGGGTTATGTGTGGTTCTGGTGTGGGTCTGGTCACAAAAGGTGTGCTCAAGGGCGAACTGTTTATCGCATTTACCCAATTTACACGCCTTAAATGGATCGGGGGCGTGTTAAGAAATGTGGTGCTTGTTTCTCAGCTGGCTCGGCGTGCTCCCCTGCCGCCGGGTCAGCAGTTTTTGATTGTAGCGTGCGCTATGGAGCAATCATACGTTGATCGCCTGAGAATCGTGAACGACGAGCTCTGGGAGAACCGCGACTACTTCACCGCCGCGAACTTGACCAAAGCTGAAAAGTGGATCAACGCGGCCGAGGCCAAGATTGACTTGCTCCCGCAGTCGGCAGGCCATGGCGGCGCGCAGGGCGAAGAGATCCGGCAGGACATCAACACGCTATACGAGCGGTTGGTTGACGCGAAGAACTGGCTCCGCTCCCAGCGCGCTGGTAGCCGGGCTGGCTTTAGGCTGCGGGGCATGACTCGGCAGCGGTTGCGCTATCAGGGATCGCAATCATCCGGAGAGATTAACAATCAGTCATGACGACGGCGATTCCCACCCAGAAGCGTATCGGCAAATCGATCCAAGCGTGGTCGGATCGGATGGGCGATATGCGGATGGACTACGAAGCGTCAAAGGAGAATCGATTTCTCGAGCGTCCGGAGGGCATGGAAACATACGGGTCTGGAGCGGACTACAGCTTTCGCGACGAGACCCGCTACTACTACCTGCTTGGCATCGCCCGCGCGCTGGAAGAGAACTCCCCGGTTGTGCGACAGGGGGTTTCGCGGGCGGTGCAAAACATCGTTCAAGGAGGGTACGTCTACGAGCCCGATACGGGCGTGGACTTGGTCGATCGCCGACTGAAGGAGCGATGGGAGCGCTACACGGCGGACGACAACCAGATCGCGGTGGATAGGGAGCAAGAGAAGAACTGGCATGACTTCGAGAAGCTCAGCGCCTCGCGGGTGATGACCGATGGCGACTGCTGCTTTGAGCCGCTGAATACCGGTCAGCTGAAGCCGCTCGAGGCGCATCGACTGCGAACTCCCCACATGTTGCAACGGTCCGGGTTGCTCAAGCGGAAATCGACCGTCCACATGGGAGTGGAACTCGATTTCCACCGCAAGCGTAAGAACTATTGGGTCACCAAGATGGAGTACGACGGATATACGCGATGGCGTTACCGTCGGCGTGACATGCGATCCATCTCGGCGTGGCAATTCGACCCGATGACGGGGAGCCAGGAGAAGAACTTTTTTCAGGTCTATCACCCATTTCGCTTGTCACAGACGCGCGGTGTGAGTTCACTGGCCCCGGTGGCGAACACGTTGGGCATGCACGCCGACTTGCACTTTGCGAAGTTGGTGCAAGCCCAGATGGTCTCCTACGTCGCGTTCATTCACAAAGTGGATCCGACGATCGCGGGCTATGAAGCCCCCGAGCTGGAGGCCGAGATTCCGGACCCCGCGACCGGCACGCTGCGCCCGTATGGACCAGACTTGTCACCGGGTGCGGAGTATTGGCCGCGCAACGCCGGCGAGGAGATCAACGGTTTCTCGCCTAACGTGCCGAATCCCGAATTCTTCAATCACGCTCGAATGTGTTTGACGTTTGTGGCAGTGAACCTCAATCTGCCGCTGATGCTTTTCCTGCTGGACGCGACCGAGACGAATTTTTCAAGTTGGCGCGGCTCGCTGGAGCAGGCGAAGCTGGGCTTCAAGGAGTTTCAGCGGTGGCATTCGAGCGCTTTTCATTCCCCCGTGGTCCGCTTCCAGCAGCGCCGTTGGATTCGCCAAGATCGGGAGCTGGCTTCCGCGCTGGCTTCGCTCGGCGAGGATTTCTGGCGGCACTCCTGGGGGTATCCGCGCTGGCCTTACGTTGAGCCGCTGAAAGACGTACAGGCCGACATGCAGGAAATCGCTTCCGGCATGATCTCTCCGCGGCGTGTGGCGCAGCGCAAGAACCTGAAACACGAGACGATCGTCACTGAAAGCTGCGCGGACGTGGAGCTGCTAATCGACTGCGCGATGGACACCTCCGAGAGGCTCAACACGAAGTACGCGGGGGTGATCGAGCGGAACCCAGGCGAGCGGGTGCGCTGGCGCGAGGTGGCCTATCCGCGCATGGCGTCGCAGATGAACGTGGTGGATCCGGAGCAGAACCAGACGGGTTCCGAGACAGAGGATTCCGAGACGGAAGATGCGGCCGAGCGCGAAACAGAAACTTCCAATCGGTGACGAAACGGCATGGCAACGCAGCGGGAATTTTCGCCAGGCGATATCAGCAAATTGCTGAAAATCAATGACGATAATTCGACACTTGTATATTACGTCCAGTGGCGTCACATCGTTGGGATCCTAGACAATCAAACGACCATGACGATGAGAGTAGCGGTTGATTCTCCAGGATCCGGTAGCAATCAGGACCCAGTCGTTATTGAAATCACAGACCCCGCGGAAGTGGCCGCATTGCGAGAGTATCTTGAAACGGCGTGGGACTTCGAATTGACATCACCAGTTCCTCCCTAAAGACGACCATGAGCGAAAAACTCATCTTGCAACCTGAAATCACCGTGGCCGGGGTCGGTTCCGGACAGAGCGAAATCCAAAAGCCGCGCTCGATGGGCGCCGTGTGTAACGTGGAATTGGACGTCACGGCCGCGGGCGTAGGGGGCACCGACACTCTGGACGTCTACCTCCAAACAAAAATCGGCAACGCCTGGGTGGACGTCATTCACTTTACCCAAATTATAGGGACCGTTCCCTCGGCGCGCTATTGGAACAAGTTAATCGCCGATCAAGAAGAGTCAGAGGTTGACACATCGGCTGCGCTGGCGGTGAAAACGAAAAGACATATCGTCGGCGACGAGTTTCGGGTGCGCTGGGATGTTGCCGGTGCGACATCGAGTTTTACCTTCTCCGTGAGCATGATTTCGGAGGCCCGTTGAATGGCCGATTATCAAATATCAGCTGGCTTCGAGGTGTTGGGGGACTTCACACTCTGTCCGTCGGTCGACCTGCAACAGTACTTTGGCGATTGGCTGATCGATGAGGCGTCGTTCTTCTCGCATTTGCACGCGCTGCAGAACATGGACCTGACCGCGCATTTCCGCATGGCCCAGGTCCAGGACCGGCAGCCGCAAGAGAAAGCCCAGGAGAAGCGATTTCCGGTGGTACGTGGCAACCTTGCCATGATCGACATCACGGGGCCGATGACGAAACGGACGCAATCGATGGGACCGCTAGGTACAACGGAGATCCGCCGACAAATGCGCCTGGCAAATCAGGATCCAGATATCGCTGGGATCTTCCTCAAGATCGACTCGCCGGGCGGAACAATGGCGGGCACTCCGGACCTGGCGAACGACGTCAACACGGTCGCCCAGAATAAGCCGGTCTTGACGTACTTCGAGGACATGGGCGCCTCCGCCGCCTACTTCGTGGGCTCCCAAGCCACCAAGGTCCGTGCGAACGAAAATGCGGTGATCGGTTCCATCGGGACGATGCTGGTCGTGGTCGATTTGTCGGAGATGGCGGAAAAGCAAGGTATTAAGGTACATGTGATCAAGACGGGTGATTTCAAGGCTATCGGCGTCCCCGGGGCGAACATCACCGAACCACAACTCGAGCATTTGCAATCCCGCGTGAACCAGGGCAACGAGATCTTCTTGCGCGCGATCGCGCGGGGCCGGGAAGGCTTGGGAATGGGGCGCGTCCGCGAACTGGCGGACGGCAAGGTACATCTGGCGGCCCAGGCCGCTGAGTTGGGTTTAATCGACGGCGTGTCGAGCATCGATGCGGCGCTTGATGAGTTGGTTTCTCTTACTTCAACACGAAAGGCAGTTTCGATGAGTGAGACTACTGCCGCTCCTCAAGCGGCGACTATTGAAGAACTGGAGCAGGCGTTGCCGGGGGCATCGGCGGACTTTGTTTTGTCACAGGTGAAGTCTGGCGCGACGCTGCAGACAGCGATGTCAGCTTTTCTGAAAGTCCAGCGAGCGGAGCTCGAGCAGCAGCAGAAAGCGACCGCGGCAGCCGAGGAGAGGGCCAAGACCTCCAAGGCCGCCGCGGATGCTGCTGAAGCAAAGGCGCTGCTTGGTTTGCCGGGCAACAATCCCGACGAGACCGCAACCGATGCGGAAGCCGAATCGGCGAGTTGGTCAGCGGATCCGCAGGGGTTCTGGAAGGACGAAGTTGCAACAAACTTCCAGAACATCCTGGACGAGATGATTTCGCAGCGCGTTTCCAATGGCATGGACCCGCATGTCGCGCGGCTGGATTGCATCCAGGACGCGAAGTTGAAGGCGGTGACGAAGGCCGATCAGGATCATCCTGGCTTGCGTGAGGCGAAGCTGGCCGCGACACGGCCGCAACCACAGTTGGAAGTTGACCCCCGAGCAATGACCCAAGGTTAAACCCGAGACGTTTGCCAAGGGTGGTCCGTCGGGCGTGTCCGGCGGGCCACCTCGAACACAAACTCGAACACAAATCAGGAGACAGGCTATGCCTCAACGAGTAGAAGGACCAGAACGTTCATTTAAATGCACGTCGGATGTGTCGCCGAATCGGCGCGTTGTCGTCGACGCCAACGGACAAATTGCGCACGCTGGCACGGCGGCTGTTGGTATCGGTGTCACGACCCGTGCTGGCTCGGCAGGTGATGTCGTTCCAGTGCGACTGTTTTCCGCACCGGGTACACAAAACTTCGAAGCAGCGAACGCCACCGCGATTAACCCCGGCGGGGCTCTGAAGGCTGGCGCCAACGGTCAGGTAGAAGGCAGCGGTGGCGTCGGCAGCGCAATTCCGTTTGTGAGTCTCGGCCCAACTACGGCTGCTGCAGGAGACTTGATCGAAGCCGCTCGCGAGGGTTGATATTTCCGAGGACCCCTTGGCAGACGGGTAACTGGAACTTTTCCGCAAGCTTTTAGGAATTAGACATGCCCTATCCAGCAACTGGACAGGAACGTGCCCGCTCAGACATTGCGGAAACGTTCCTGGAAATGGATCTCGCGATGAACATCGCGAAACTCGTTGGCACCACCGTTCTGCCAGTGCGTAACGTACCTATTGCGCATGGGTCATACCCTCGCGTGAAACTGAAGGATTTGATGCGGCGACCGCTGGCTTCCGTGGACAGCACGCCTGGCCACGCCTATCGGCGTACTCCGCGCGGTGCGTACGTCCGCGACGAGTTCAAATTCGAGCAGTCGCCCTACCGCACAATCGAGCATGGCAACGAAGGGATGATTGACGAGAACGAACGTGCGCACTACGCGAGCGAGCTTGAGCACGAAGCCATCACGGCGCTGTGGATTCGGCACAAGCTTCTTATCGAGCAAGAAATCCGCATTGCCAACCAATGCTTTTCGACGACAACGTTCGGCACTGGCCAAAACGCGACGCCCGCGGTGAAGTGGGACGTGCCGGCGACCGCGACGCCCGTGATCGACGTCAACAACGCCAAAAAGGCCATCATCAATCTGTTTGGCATGTGGCCTGACTGCATCGTGATGAACAAGCTGGCCTGGATGTATTTGGTCAACACCAACGACATCCGCGAGCGAATCCACGCTCAAGGTGCTGGTACGGTCGACCGTCAGACGCTGATTACCCGTTCGATGGTCGCTCAGGCGTTCGATCTCGATGAGGTAATTGTGGCCGATGCAATGTACGACACCACCAACGAGAATACCGCCGCGTTCGCGGGCAACCACATCTGGGGTCCGCATGCGTTGGTGTTCAAGAAGGTGCGTGGAACCAGCATCCGAGAAATCGGACTAGGTCACACGTTCCACTGGGCAGCGGATCGCTCGATGCCTCAGGGCTATGTCGAGGATTACCGCGAACCGGCTGTTCGCAACAACATCATTCGAGTACGGCACCAGACGCACGAGCTCATCAAGTACAACTTTGGGTACTTGCTGACGGACATCTACACGCCGTAATACTAACCGAGGACCTGTTAGCAGGGGATTTGTGATGCGTATTGAATTAGGCGAAGAATGGGCACCGGGCATCAACGAGAACCCGATTCCCGAGGGCACCGTTGTTGCCGAGATCAAGGTTTTGGTCGACGGTGTCCACCCACGGCAGGTGATTGATGGCTTTACAGTCGGGATCATGCGCGCCGCGCAGGACGAGAACGAGCAGCCCGCATTAAAGTCCGCACCCAAGAAAGCGCCAGCAAAAAGGGCGGCAGCTGTCGCAGATGAATGAGCTTATTCAACGAGATGTTTCAGGCTTACGCGGCGCCGGCGCTGATGTCGACGATGTCGACTCAGTGCGGCGCCACGATCATCTACGCACACGGGGAAACCGTTTGCGGGGTGACGGCGATCCTTCGTCACGAGACGACGGTTGACGAAGTCGAAGGCATGCGCGTTGTCAAGCGTTACGAGAAGGAGGTTGATTTCGTACGGGATGACAACACGACTTGGAAGGGCTTCCCTGAGGTCACCACCACGGCGAAGGTCGTCCTGCACGGACCAGAGGGCAGCGACGAACTGTGGAACGTCCACGAGGTGCGCAACAGAACGGCCACATTTATTCGCTTGGTGCTAGTGCGCAAGACGTCTCGTGAACGACATCGCGAAGGTTTTTATCGTGAGAGCGGGGCTGGCTGATGGCATTGCCGACGGTGGGAGCCGAAGGTTGTTGGATCGAGGCGGAAGACAAATTGGCTCGCGCCATTGCCGACTGCCCGCGCACGTGGAACTTCCTGGGTGTGCCTGACGCGGCCGGCGCCACAAGCGGAAACATGTGGATCCACTACATGGATCCGCCTCGAGACGGTGAGGAATATTCTGAGCAGGAGTGGAAAAACAGACATCCCGGAATTGTGATCGGATCAGCCGGTAATGAGGCGGGTGTCGTGCAGCTGTTTCGGCGATCGGTGCCTAAGGACTTCGGCGTATTCGGTGAGATCATCGTCAGCTTTTACGCATTTCCTGACACAGCCCACGAGAACATTCCCGACCAGGACAGGGTTTTTCTTAACGATGTTTGGAAGATCCTCGAGGAGCTGACCGATCGCACCGACCGCGAAGGCTTTGTTTGGCTGAGGACAATTGAAGTGATGGAATTCGGCCGCGAAAAACCAGAGGGTGACGTGGAGCTTGGAAAGATCCTGGCTCTGCACGCGAGCTGCAGTTGGGGCGATACAGAGGGAGGCGATGAAGGCTAATGCCATCCGTTGATGCCTATCGCTGGCGTTTGTCGCTCACCGTTGCCGATCAGGAAGACGGGCAGACGACCGCTCCTGTCTTCCGCGACTCGTTTGACAAGCGCGACAATGTGAATCG